GCTGGCGTGGCGCACTTGCGATGAGGCCACGGGCAACGGCACGCAGATCTTCGGCATCCCGCACGGTGGCAACGTCAGCCCGGACACCAAGCACATCCTGAACGTCTCGGCAGTGACGGCGGTGGCTACGGGCGTGCCTGCACAACTGATGCTGGTGGACTTGCAGGGCTACTGGCCCGGTATCACGAACAACAGCGCGGTGGCTCAGACCCTCACGGGCACGCCCAGCCTGCGCTACACCAACGGGGCCGGGTGCCGACTGTTCTGGGTGCAGACCGCCACTGCAGGCGCGACGGCGCAGAACATCGCGGTCAGCTACTCCAACACCACGCCCACCTCGGGCCGCACGCTGCCGGTCACCGTGGCCATGACCGCCTCGGCCATCACGCCGCACATCAGCCACAGCGGCACGGCTGCCAACAACTACGGCCCCTTCCTACCCCTGGCATCGGGTGACACGGGCGTGTCTACCGTGGCGACGGTCACCTTCAGCGCGGCCAACACCGGCACCGGGGCGCTGTGCCTTGCGCGGCCTTTGCTGACCTTGCCGATCACGACAGCCTCGGTGGCGGGCGAGCGCGACCTGTTGAACCAGTTGCCAAGCCTGCCTCGCGTGATGGATGGTGCCTGTCTGACATGGCTGTACTTCGCGGGCGCGGCCACGGCGGCGAGCACCAACTTCTACGGCTCGCTGGAGATGGCGTGGGGCTGAAGCAGAACACCACATTGCTGGCTCAGATGCCGCTGCGCCACCTCGGTGGCGCGGTGGGCACGCTGCGCCCGATGTGGGGCCGCACGGATCTGCGCAACCAGTCCGTGGGCGAGGGCATCCCGTCCAAGTTGGCGGGCATCCCCAGCGGGCACCTCGCCCCATCGTCATGGACCTTGCCCTACAAGCCGGGGGCAATGTCGTCGTTCACCAATCTGGTGGTGACGGTCACGCCGGGTACGCTGAACCTTGCCGCGGGGCGCAACATCAGTGGCGACACCACGGTCACGATTACTGTCAACCCGGCAGACGGGCAACTGATCGTCTCGGCGGTCGGCTCCACGTCCATCACGTTCAACCTGGCCGCCAACCTGGCTGGTGCCCTGTCCGCATCTGGCAGCACGTCCTTCTCGTTCACGGTCAACAACGCCACGCTGGGTGCCATCGTTGACGCTGTCGGCGCCACGCTGGTGCAGTTCTCGGCCAGCGCCACACCACGCGCCACGGGCAACCTGTCGGGCGACATCACACCCTTCACAGAACTCAGTCCGCAGAGCCTGTCCGCAGCGGTGTGGGAAGCCCTGGCCAGCGCCTACAACACGCCCGGCAGCATGGGCGAGAAGCTCAACGACGCCGGCAGCGCGGCCAACCCGTGGACGGAGGTCATCGACGGGACGTACACTGCCAGCGACTTGCTAAAGCTGATTTCTGCCTCCGCGGCGGGTGAACTGGCGGGCTCGCCTAGCGGGCCGATTTTGATCAAGAGTGTGAATGGCACTACAGTACGGATCACGGCCACAGTAGACGCCAACGGCAACCGCACGGGCGTGACCTACGATGTTTCCTAAGACGTACTTCGCTGCAGCGTTCTTCTCGGGGTACTTCTTTCCCCCGGTAGAGGAAGGCCCGACGCCTCCAGAAACTGCGGTCCAACTAGATATAAAATTGCGCTCGTTCACTGAACGCGGGAGATTCTGAGTGGCCATCAACCTCAAAGCCATTACGTCGTGTATCGGCTATGAGCAGATCACGTCACTATCGACGGCAACAGCACTGAACGCGCCGTCTACGGATGCCAATGGGCTGAATTGCCGCCCGTCGTTTGCGCTGATCAGTTGTGAAGCTGCCGCGGTGCGGTGGCGTGATGACGGAGTGGTTCCCACAGCCTCGGTGGGCATGCCGCTGGCTGCGGGGGTGACCTTGCAGTACGACGGTGACATCTCCCGCGTTCGGTTCATCCAGCAAACGCCTGGCGCCAAGCTGAACATCTCGTACTACGCCTGACACCATGTACATTTACAACGATCTGCCGGACAACCTGTCTTGGCCGCTGCACAAGAAGCTCGCGCACAAAATCGCTGGGTGGTACAGGCGTTTTGTGGTACAAGTCAAACTGAAATTCCTCGCGTAAGGACGCATCATGGAACTGCTCAATCCTCTGGCCGGCGCCGATTTCCCGGCTCGCACGGTTGCTTACACCGGAACGGCTGGCAGCACTTCGACCTGGCCTACCGGCCCGCAGGGCGTGGTGGTGTGGTCAGACCAGGCTTGCTATGTGATCGTTGGTGAAGGCGTGACCGCCACGACATCCAACGGCACGCCTGTCCCGGCCAACACGCCGATCCCGTTCAAAGTGCCTGAGGGCACCGGCGCGCCGTGGCGTGTGAGCGCAATCCAAGTGTCCGCTGGCGGCACGATCTACTGCAAGCCGATCAACATTCGGTAAGCGGTAATGTCTTTCGGCATCCCCACTCGTAACGGCCTGCCCTTGGGGCTGGGTACGGTCGCCAGTTTGGCGTCCCGTGCAACGGCTGCTGTGGTGTCAGCCACTGACACCTTCTTCCGTTACGTCACCCTGCTGCTGAACACCAGCGCAACGAACGGCGCTCAGAACAACACGTTCCTCGACAGCAGCTCCAACAACTTCAGCATCACCCGCAACGGGGATACCACGCAGGGGTCGTTCAATCCGTACATGCCCACGGGGTACTGGAGCGGGTTTTTTGATGGGACTGATGACCGCCTGACGGTTGCAGACAACGCGGCGCTTCGACCTGGGACTGGAAACTTCACCATTGAGGCATGGGTGTTCCGCACGGCCAGCGGGGCCGCGCACACGATCTACGCCAAGGGCGGGGCGTCTACGGGCTTCGTATTCCAGATTACGTCTGGGAACTTGCTGCGCTTCACGGACACCACGACAAACATTGACTCCACCGGCACTGTCGCGGCAAACACTTGGGTGCATGTGGCTGTCGTGCGCGAAGGCACCGGCGCAAACCAACTCAAGCTTTACATCAACGGCACGAACGACGGTCAGGGCACCGTCAGCACAAATTTCAACCAGACGGAAGAACTGCGCATCGGAGAAAACCGTGGCGCAACCGAAGATTTTTCCGGCTACATCTCCAACGTTCGGTTTGCAACGACCGCCGTCTACACCACCGCCTTCACGCCCCCCACCACCCCGCTGACGGCCATCACCAACACCTCCCTGCTGTGCTTGCAGGACAACCGCTTCATTGACAACAGCACCAACGCCTTTGCCATCACGGTGAATGGTGACACGCGCATCAGCAAGTTCGCGCCGTTCAACCCGCCAGCGTCTTACAGCACGGCCTCGTATGGGGGCAGTGGGTATTTTGATGGGACGGGGGATTACCTGAGCGTTCCAAGAAACAACGCTTTCCTGCCTGGTGCCAACACGGACTTTACGGTAGAAGCGTGGGTTTATTTGACTGCTACGCCGGGGGGTTCCGACGCATTGATTGCAGGGCTTGGGGAGTACGGCATAGATTCAGATTGGAATTTTAATGTAAATTCCAGCAGACAGCTTACGTTTTACATCAACGCAATCACTACGTCTTTTACAAATACTGGAACACTCGTCCCGCTAAACACTTGGACGCACGTTGCGGCATCAAGGTCAGGTACTGGCGCAAACAATCTCAAAGTGTTTGTGAATGGCGTTGGGCAGTCTTTTACGACCAATTCAACAACTGTTGGTACGGGGTCGCGAAATCTGACCCTTGGCGCTGACCAAAATGGTGATGAATCAAACTTCACGGGTTACATTTCCAACCTGCGGTTTGTAAATGGTACGGGAGTGTATACGGCTGACTTCACCCCGCCTACCACGCCCCTCACCGCCATCACCAACACCAGCCTGCTGTTGAACTTTACCAACGCAGGAATCTTTGACGCGGCCACGATCAACGATGGTCAGACCGTGGGCAATGCTCAGGTCAGCACCACGCAGGCGAAGTTCGGAACGACGAGCATGTACTTTGACGGCACGGGCGACTATGTGACCGTCATTGACAAGCCAGAACTGCGGTTTGGTACCGCGCCATTCACTATTGAGTTTTGGCTGTACTTCACATCGTCTGGTGGAAGCACTCAAGCTGTAGTAAGTAAAGGGACTTCTACCACTGGTTGGCAAGTACAAGTGTCAAGCGCAGAGCAAATAGAGTTTGTGTTTGGTAACCTCACTATTACTTCTGCCACTATCACTCCAAGTGTTTGGACGCATGTGGCAGTGGTCCGAGAAGGTACAGGTACGAATCAAACAAAAATATACGTCAACGGCACTAACACGGGCGTTGATACTGTTGCTACAAACTTCAACCAAACAAATCCGCTGTATGTTGGCGCTAGTAGAATTTTGACCCAACTTTTGTACTTGGGGTATGTTCAAGACCTCCGCATCACGAACGGCGTTGCCCGCTACACGGCTAACTTCACCGCACCCACCGCAGCCTTCCCGACGCTATGACGCTCTACAGCAAAAACGGCTCCATTCCGAAGCCTGAGACGGACGGCACACCCGGCTGGGTGGAGGTGCCTGAGCCTCCTGTGCCTGGAAAGGGCGAGGAAACGGTCTGGTGGTGCCCGCCTGGGTGGGTGGTGCGGCCTGTGGAGCCCGCGCCCGTTGAGGGCTATGTGTGGAAGTGGAGCCAGAGCGAGGAGATGTGGGTGGACTACCAGTTGCCACCTGAGCCTGGCCCCGCTCCTGGCCCCGCGCCAATACCAGTTCCGCTGCCCAACGGCAACGTGACGATTTGAAACCTTTGATGTACAGTGGTACTATCAATCGTACTGGCCCGTTGACCAGGTTTTCTAAGGCCCTCGCATGAGCCAAGAAGTCGCAGCGGAGATCGACACCGCACAAGCCGCACCGGAACCCACGGCAGTTACGGAAGCGAGTCCTGTTGAACAACAGGGCACTGAGCCGGAAGTCGAACAACAGGCAAAGACGTTTACTCAAGAGGAGTTGGACGCCATTGTCAAGAAACGGCTTGATAGAGAGCAGCGTAAGTGGGAGCGTCAACGGGCACAGCCGCCCGTGGCCGAGCAGCCCAAGCAACTACCGTCTGCCGAGCAGTTCGAATCGACTGAAGCCTATGCGGAAGCGTTGGCCGATCAGAAGGTCGAGCAGCGACTGGCACAACGGGAGGCGCAGAAGCAGCAAGCCGAACTGCTGGAGGCTTATCACGACCGCGAGGAGCAAGCCAGGGAAAAGTACGACGACTTTGAACAAGTCGCCTACAACCCCAAGCTGCCCATCACGGCTGTCATGGCTGACACCATCCGCGCATCTGACGTTGGCCCCGACGTAGCGTACTACCTCGGCACCAACGTCAAGGAAACGGAACGTATCGCTCGCTTACCGCCCATCCTGCAAGCCAAGGAAATTGGGAAGATCGAAGCCAAACTGGCCGACAACCCGCCCGTCAAACGTTCAACGTCTGCACCAGCACCGATCACACCCGTCACCGCACGCAGCGGCAACAACCCGTCGTATGACACGACTGACCCGCGTTCCATCAAGAACATGAGTACGTCGGAGTGGATTGAAGCCGAACGAGCAAGACAGATGCGAAAGATGCAGGCTCAGGCAAATCGCTAAATCTGAAAGGAGCCCGCTGTGGCCAATAGCATTCTGACCATTGACATGATCACCAGGAAAGCCCTGGAGATTCTGGAAAACAACTTGGTGCTCACGCGCAACGTGAATCGCCAGTACGACGACAGCTTCGCTGTCGAAGGAGCCAAAATCGGCTCCACGCTGCGCATCCGCCTGCCTGACCGCGCTTTGGTGACTGACGGCGCCGCCCTGCAAGTGCAGGACGACAACGAGCAGTTCACGACCCTGACCGTCTCTTCGCAGAAGCACATCGGCGTGAACTTCACGTCCGCCGAATTGACGATGCAGTTGGACGATTTCGCGGATCGTGTGCTGAAGCCTCGTATCAGCCAACTTGCCGCCAGCATCGACGCTGACGTGGCCAACGCGTTCAACAAGATCGGCAACTCTGTCGGCACGCCCGGCACCACGCCGGCCACCTCGCTGGTTCTGCTGCAGGCCCAGCAGAAGCTGAACGAGAACGCCGCTGTGATGTCGCCGCGGTACGCAACGGTCAACCCCGCTGCGAACGCTGGTCTGGTGGAAGGCATGAAGGGTTTGTTCAACCCCACCGACACCATCAGCAAACAGTTCAAGAACGGCATGATGGGCACTGGCGTGCTGGGCTTCGAAGAAGTCAACATGAGCCAGTCCATCAAGCAGTTCACGACTGGCTCGCGTACCAACGGCACGACGGCGGCAGCAGTGACGACCGAAGGCGCGACTTCGATCTCGTTGACCGGCTTGGGCGGCACCAACACCGTTCTTGCTGGCGACGTGTTCACCGTGGCGGGCTGCTTTGCGGTGAACCCGCAGACCCGTGAGTCCACTGGCTCGCTGTTCCAGTTTGTTGCGCTCGCAAGCGTGACTGCATCGGGCGGCGCGGCAACGGTCACGGTTGCTCCGATGTACTCGGCCAGCCACGCGCTGGCCACCGTCAGCTCTCTGCCGGCCAACAGCCAAACGGTCACGTTCATCGGCGCTGCGTCCACGCAGTACCCGCAGAACCTGGTCTACCACAAGGACGCCATCACGTTTGCCACCGCCGACCTGCTCCTGCCGCAAGGCGTGGACATGGCCAGCCGTGCCAACCACAACGGCATCAGCCTGCGTGTCGTGCGTCAGTACGACATCAACAACGACCGGATGCCCTGCCGGATCGACGTGCTGTACGGCTACGGCGTGATCCGCCCGCAGATGGCTTGCCGTCTCTGGGGCTAAACCGAAACGGGGGCTAAGGCCCCCGTTCTGAACTTCATTTGAAAGGAACTCATCATGGCTCTCCCTAATGGCGCTGGTGGCTACCAGCTTGGCGACGGCAACGTCAACGACCCGTTCATTGACCTGACCGCAGACCCGGTGGCGGTTACCGCTACTGCAACCCTGACCCCCGCGCAAGTGCTGAACGGTCTGATCCTGGCCAACAGCGGTGTCACCGCCGCGGCCCAGACCTACACGTTGCCCACGGTCGCGGATCTGGAAAACGTGCTGATCAATTCTGACCGAATTGGCACCACGTTCACCTTCCGTGTGGTCAACCTCGGCACGTCTTCCGCTACCGCGATCATCGCCGCGGGCACCGGCTGGACTGTCTCGGGTTCGCTGACCATGACGATCCCCGTCACGACCGGCGCAAGCATGGTTGCTCGCAAGAGCGCCGCGGGTGCCTGGACGCTGTACCGCGTGGCTTGATAAGGAAGCATCATGCCTGATACCAAAGCAATCGGCGTTGCCTACGCCGACCCGCTGTTCGAGAGCGTGACCGTCACGGGCGCCATCACTGGCGCTTCGGTCGCGGTCACGGGCGCTCTGAACGGCACGCAACTGGACTTGAACGCGCCCGTCACCAAGACGGCTTCGTTCTCTCTGGCTGACACGGAAAACTTCGTCGTCTGCAACGGCGCGGGCAGCATCACCGTCACGTTTCCCACTGCTTCGGCCAACACTGGCCGCGTGGTGTGGATCAAGACGATTGCCGCCCAGACCGTCGTGTCTGCGTCGTCCAACGTCAAGCCGATCAACTCCAATACCGCCGGTACGGCAATCCTCGCCGGCACCGCAGGTGCTTGGGCCATGTTGGTGTGCGATGGCACCGACTGGGTTGTGATGGCTTCGTAAGCAAAACGGGGGCTTCGGCCCCCGTCTTCTCTATGCCCAACATCTATCTGCGTCACCCCATTCATGGCGACAAGATCGCCACGCTGGAAATGGAAGCGGCTTACGATGAGCGTAGCGGATGGGAGCGGTATACTCCCGGCACCGAGGATGAACCCGACACCGCGCCGCCCGTGAACACGCTGGGCCGCCGCCGTCG